TTAAAAGTTAATATAAACCCCCCACTTTTGGTGGGGGGTTTTGATTGTAATTAATCCTAGAATGGAAGTTCATCATCCTCTTGATCGAATTGTTGAGGATCTTCTACTTTTGTTTGGGTTGCATTACTACCACCCATTGAGACTTGTGACTCAGTAAGGTTGCCATAAACGTATGATCCTTTCTCTGAATCCCACCGTGGAGTTTCTCCTTTAGCAATTGCTTCAAGGTACTCAACAGGTTTTTTAGAATAAACATCCTGCCAAGTTAACTCATCATTTACCCACGAATCTGATGTTTGTGAATCAGAACTAATTGGACTTGGGTCGTCATACATTACAGTCTGGATAACTGTATAAAACGCCCCTTTTGGTGTTTTAGCCTTGGTTAATTCCAAGATCAAATCACGTCCATTAGATGGGTCGGTGATATCTCCTTTTGCCTTCCAAATAGGGATAATCTTATCAAGAATACCTTCTTGTTTGTAGTTGTGTTTAAATCTCCAAAATTTAACACCATCTTCCGGATTATCTCGATCAATAACTTTTACAATATAAAATTTTCTTGGTTTATATTGTTTAGCAAGTTCTTTGTCGGATTCTTTTCCAGTAGACATTAATGCCTCATATACTTCTGTTAATGGGGATCTTTCATTGTCATTTTTTTCCGGGTCATAAAATTTTTGCCATTTACCGTCCACTTGAATTTCGTGGAACCACACTTCTTTAAAAGGTGAAGTACCATCAGAGGTTGGTAAGATTCTGATTTTTCTTTGTCCTTGTTTCTCCGATTCTTTAAGAACCGCAGCAAAGTACTTTTTCAATCTTTCTTCTTGAGACATTCCCGAGGTGGATGATGCACCCTTTTTTGAATTTTCGTACTGGGAGAGTACTGCGTCTAAAACATTTGTCGCCATAAATTAAATAATTAAAAGTTTATGTGATAATAATAAGAAAAAAAAATAGTTGTGTCAACAGGGTGATAAAAAAAAAAGACCACTTTTTTGTGATCTTTCTTTATTTACTAATAAAATTTTCTAAAATTTTCTTCGTCTTGGAACTCATCGAAGGTGTCTCGAATTTCTTTTGGTGAAAATTCTTCAACTTCGTCAGTAGTCAAAACATACTGGTCTTTTCCTGTTTTTTGAAAATCTTCTTCTTTGTCTTGAAAGAAATCTGTAAGTTTTTGATTGAACGGTCCGGAATCAATACTTCTGAGTTCCAACTTTTCTTCAGGTGTTTTGGGTCTCATTTTTTCAATCTTAGATTCCAAACTATTAAGTTTATCAACTAATTGATCCATATCCGCTAGTTTTGTTTCTAGATTCTGAAGTTGATTAAATAAATTGTTAAAGTATTCTTCTTGTTTTTCTGCAGATTGTTTTTGTGTATCTACTAAGTCAGTAATTTCAAGATTGATTTCCTCATCTTTACCAAGTTCTTCAACCTCATCGTCAGTTTCAATATCCACTTTCTCCGATTCTGTTTCACCTGTTACTGGTGCTGCGGGTGGTGCAACTGGGGGTGCTCCTACATCCCCTGCTGGTTCAGGTACTAAAGCACCTAAATCAGTTGGTGGTCCTGCAGTTTCCTCTTCACCTGGTAAAGGAACAGGTGCTCCTTGTTCTGTAATATATTTATTAATTCTTTTATATCTTGTAATTTCTTCTAAAATTTTTTTTCCTGCACTCATTACTTAACCATTTATTAATTGTTTTATGCCGGTTTTTGTTTCGACGTTGATTTTTCTATTTTGATTCACTGTATTATCAACCCTCTCAATTAAACCATCTTTCATTCTTATAGTGTAACAATCTCCTGTATCCAAATCACAGACTTGTTTGGATCCATTACCCAAATCTTTTTCAGTAATTTTGGAATCTTTTCCTAAATAACTGTCTAATATTAATTTTGTGTTCATAATTTTTTATTTATAAATACTTCAATATACAATAAAAACAATTAAGTAATGTTTAATAACCCGTAAAAATAATTTAGAGCGGTACTAAATTTGTTTTCTATTGTTTTTTTATCTTGCTCACTCATTTGGTCATAAACGTCTGATGGTTGGTTTTTAGGAAAATTCAATATATAGGTTTTAGTGAAAACTTGTACTCTTGTTACTTTATCTTGTGTTGGATTGGCACTCACTAATGATGGTGCCAAATTTTTAGTCAAATCAACTAGAAATGATATAAAAGCCCCAGAATTATCAAAAGATGCTAAGGGTACATTGAGTGTTTGTCCTTGGGACGTACAAAAATATTTTTTGTTGAAATTTGTTTCTCCGTTTTGTGAAAAGGAATCTTGAAGTTTGATCCCTGCATAATTAAAATCTGGTGCCGTAAATTTATTTCCATCGAAACTATTAATATAAACTATAGAAAACAAAAATGCAATTAATTCCTTTTGTTGAGAAAGTTTATTTACATCATTATAAGACGGATATCTGTCTAAAACACTTTTAGTAATATTATCACCTAATATTGTTGGTGTAACTTGTCTGTTAGTTGGGGTGACGGGTACAAATTTATTTATGTAGACTGAGTTCAATTTATCTTTACACTCTTGATTTTTAGTCAATGTACCAATTCCATTGACTACACTATTAACAATTGCTTTTTGTTGATTGAAAATATTGTTGGGACTTTTTAGTGCTGCGACTTCATTTTTTTCAATTTGTTCTTTGACTGATTTTAGTATTTTGGTTGATAAACCTTGTAAAAAAGAATCAATTTTTGGAATACTGTAAAATGGTTGTCTAACTCCATCAAAAGTAGTTGTGAAACCATTATCACTTATTCTATGTTTGACACTGGTGATCATATATGGTCCTGAAAACATTGGTACATTTCTTAAATTAAAATACATAAGGGGTTGAATCAGTGCGTTTCCAAGCATATCCACAGAACATTTATATGACCTGTTTCTATACAAATTAAATAAAGACACACTTTGTGATGACTGACTTCTGTTTCTGTTTAGGTTTGCCATTTGGTTTAATATTTCCAAACTCTCTTGAGTGGGTTCTCCCACCTCTTGAGAAACATCAAATTGCGTGAAAATCTGTTGATTTTGTGGTCCAATGTCAATATTAAAACCTACTACTTTGTTTGACTTATCCCAGTTATTTTTTCCTTCTAATTTATCAATCAAAGGGTTATCTGTTACTCTTCTCATGTCAAACGCATCATCTCTATATCTATAATCTATATTATCATTGATTGCTAAATGTTCACTTGATTTGTAACTAAAAACACAAAGTAACTTAGCGGTGGTATCTCTATAATCAACCGTCATGTGAGTTCCAAACAAGGAATTTGCAAATTCAAGAGTGCCTTCGGGTCTAGGATTTGCATTTCTGGAAACATCTCTAACGTTGTAAAAGTTAGCGTAAGCCGGTAGTGTAAAATAAGTAAAATTATTTTCGACCAAAATAGAATTTATAATATCTAACATGTGAAGATTATAATTTGCATCCTGGATAAGGTCTTTTACCTTGAAAATGTCTGCAAATATTTTTTGACCAACGTCTCTACTAGCCCGGTCTACTAAAATTACATCTTCAAATAAAGTTTTATTTTTATAATCCCTTCCAGAAATATATCTATCGTTAATCGCCTTGAATGAATCATACAATTCATATCTTGTAACTTCCCCAAATAAATCAGATTTGAATGTGCTTTGTGAGGTTGATAATTCTGTATTTGGTAGTGCTTTTCTAAGTGATGGTAATTCTGTATCTAAAATAACATCAATAAAAGTTTCATTCTGATTCAAGTAATCATTCATCAAACCATAAAATTCGGATCTTGTAATGGTTGGTTTTTTCAACTTTTGCGTCGCATACATTTTAATGATTGGTGCAAAAGTTTCTATGTTTTTTTCCGTAAATTCAACATCTAAATCAATAAAAAAATCAGTAATGTAAGAACCCGAACTTTTATACACAAGTTCAGGGATTTCAGAAAAACCAACATACGTTTCAAGTGACTTCCAAACATCTGGGTAAGCAGTTTTGGATTGTACCAAAGTTATAGGAGGAGTAGATCCAGGTAATGCATTTGGTGAACCTTCTTTGTATCCTTTATAGAAAATTGGGTCCTGAATGAATTTATTGGAAAAAGTGTAAAAGAGTCTTTTATCAAATTGTGATGGGTTACCGTACTTTAATACAACTTCATAATTCATAAAACCATTCATATAAATTTTAAAGTTTTCTATTTGTGCGTTTTGAATCTCAGACACTAAAGTATTCTGTTGTGTAACGTTTGGCTTTGAGATTTTCATCATAAGTCTCATAAGACCCTGAAAATTTTTGTAACTTGTTTCCTCAAAAGTTTCATTAATTTCCGTTTCATTGACTGTTGTTTCGTAATCATAGACAGACTTACTAAAATTTAGAAACTCTTGTTCTAAAAGATCTAATGTGTTTTTATCAAAAGCCGAAAACAGTTCACTAATTTCATCATAGTTACCCAATCCTCTTATAGAGAAATTTTCTTGTGTTTGTGATTCAACATTTATTTTTTTGTTGTATTGGTCTGGTTGATTCAACAATACTTTCGAGTTATCAAAATATCCATAGTTTGGTGATTTCCAAAAAGATCTAACCGATCCGTTATACATTGCCTTGTTATTCAACACCTCCACACTTAGTCCTCCAGCACTGTTAAAACACTCATCCAAAGTTTGATTTACTTGTGAACCAAAAGATGGAAGTGGGAAAATACCAGTTTTATCGGTTGTAGTTAAATATAATGACCATGGTGACAAATTGAGTGATCTATTAATATCTCCGGAGTCAAAACCATTTGGTTTATTTATTACTCCATTTGAATCTTTTATCACATTCAACTCATTTTTATCAATTGCGTCTTGTATTTCTAAAGATGTATATCCAACCGTAGGTTGATTCAATACTAAAAATTGAAAAGTAGGTCCATATTGGTTTAAAACAATTGTATTCCCTGGAGGAGTTTGAGCAGGATTTATATTATATCTACCAATTCCTCCTGTTGTTCCTGAGACTTGACTAACAATTTTAGTTCCGTTTTGTAAACTAGAACCTGATATTGTAACTCCGGGCACTATATAGTTAGCATTTATGGAAAAAATTTCTAATTGTGTGTCGTTTATAATTGCACAACTTCCTTGTAATTGTGGTGAAACATCAAATACTCTTAGACCTTGGTAGAAAAATCCAAAGTCATC